GACGAAAGCGCCAGCGGCCGGCGAGACGTCCGCCGCCACGACGGATGTCGCCGACCTCCGCGCGCGTGTCCGCCGCAAGGCGCTCGAGGCGGCCGAACACGCGCTCGACACCGCCACTGCAAGCGGAGACCCCAAGGCCATCGCGCTCGCCGTCTCCGCGGCGCTGGCAGCGGCAGACCGCACCGAGAGCGCCGAGCAGGCGCAGCAGAGCTCCTCCGCCGCCCATGCTGACCCGCCGCGCTTCGTCATCGAGATCGACGGCGTTGCGGACGACGACGGAGCCGGTGTGGAGGTTCGAGCCGAACCCGAAGACGCCGGGGCTCAAGCTGACGCCGTTCCAGGGCTGGCTCACTAGGCGGCGCGAGCGAAACCTCGTCGCCGTAGCGGCGCGCCGGAGCGGCAAGACCGTCGGCGTCCGCGCCCTCATTCTGGCTACATGTCTCGGTTCACCCAACGGCATGGTGGGGTACATCGGGCCGACGCAGGGGCAGGCGAAGCGCCTCATCTGGCGCGCGCTGATGCGCGACGTCCGCCAGCCTGGCGCAGAGCACTTCGTCGACGAGCGCAAGATCAACCGCTCCGAGCTGACGATCGAGTTCCGCAACGGCTGCGTGTTCTCCGTCTTCGGCGCCCATCGGCCGGAGACGATCCGCGGCTCGGGGTACGACCTCATCGTCGCCGACGAGGCGGACGACCCAACGTTCACGCCGGACATCTTCGAGGAGATCCTCCCCCCGGCGCTGTCGGACCGAGGCACTGGCCGTCTCGTGCAGGTCGGCTCCCCGAAGGGGCGCGGCCGGCTATACGAGGCGTTCAAGCGCGGGCAACCGGGCCCGCTGCGGGACCCCGAGACGGCGTCCATCCAGGTCACCGCCGTGCAGGCCGGGCTCATCCCGCAGGCCGAGATCGAGCGGGCAAGACGGCTTCGGACGCCGCGGGCGTTCCGGCAGGAGTACGAGGCGTCGTTCGAGGCGCCGGCGGGCATCGTCTATGACGAGTGGGACCCGCGACTGCACGTGCTCCAGCCTGGCGACGCGATCCCACGCTTCGAGGAGATCATCGCGGGCGTCGACTGGGGTACTGGCGCGCGTGGCGCGATGGTTGTCCTCGGCGTAGGCCGAGTCTGGATCCCGCCGGATGAGGAGGCGGGGCTCGACGGCGAGGAGCTCGCCACGGTGATGCTGCTCGAGGAGCGGTCGTTCGCCGGCATGG